GCCAGTAAGCGAGAGGGTGAACTGACCGCTTGCAGCAACGATGCTGCCAACCGTGAAGGACAGCAGTGCCGTGGGGTCGTCAGCCGTGTTCTTGATCTGACTTGTGATCGTGCAGCCCGTGAGGTTGACCGCGACGCCGCCGACTTGGATCGTGACGGGCATCGAATAGTCGTCGCCGCGATACAACGTAATGTTGTTGGTGAGAGGAAGTGCCATGCTGACCGCCTGTAGGAATGGGGCCTATACCCCGTGTCCTATTTAGACAGTCAGATGAATAGCAGGCAGTGTCAAGTATGTGGTGACACTGCAAGGCAGGGACAGTGCAGTCGTTACCTTGGCAGCAAGCGTTGCAGACGTGGTGATCTTTGCGGCCAAAGTCTCGTGGATCGTCAGTTGACCCGTCTGGACTACTTGGGTTTGCGCGATGCTGCCGTCTGGTTGCAGCTTCCAATCGAGGTAGTTCAGTCCAACGACCAGCGTGTCCGCAATCGCACCGACTGCAACCGGGGTGTAGAGCTGGTTCGCCAGTACGTCGTTCTCGAACTGGCCCGCTGCATCTGCTTTGCCGCTGTACTGCTGGCTGGACGCGATGCTTTGGACGACTGACGCCCAGGCGGTCGCATTGCCCATGTAGGTTGCTGAACTCGAGCCCGTATTTGCCGTGACCGCTTGTGCGATCGCCTGGGGCGCATAGGACTGCGCGCAGGAAGCGCTCTGGGACGCGCTGGCAGAGGCTTTGGCAGACGCGGTGTACGCGGTAGTACCTGTGCCCGAACTCGTGATTGCAGCGCTTGCTTGGGCTGTTCCCACGTAGACCTGGCTGGCCGTGGCAGCGTTCGTGTACGAGGCACCCCCGCCTGTCACTGTGAAGCTGTAGGCCTGACTGGCTGTTGCGCTGTTGGTGATCGATCCGCCGGCGACAGCCGTGCCTGTGTAGGTGGCTGTGCCAAGGCCAGCCGCGTTGTATGTGCCGCTTGCCTTGCCCGTGAGCGTGTAGACCTGGCTGGATGTTCCCGCGCTGCTGTATTGGCCTGTAGCAGTTCCTGCCAACGTGTAGACCTGTGCTGCCGTACCCAAGTTGCTGCTCGTTGCCGCCGCACTTGCTGTGCCCACGTAGATCTGTGAGCTGGTCGCGGAGCTGGTGAAACTAGCCTGGATCGACGCGCTACCTGTGTAGGTGGCCGAGCCCGTTCCGTCGTTGCTCAGGCTGGCACTTGCCGCAGCCGTGCCCGTGTAGGTCTGGCCTGCCGTTGCAGTGCTTGTGTATGTGGCAGCGACACTACTACTCGTTGAAGTAGCTTGAAAGAGCAGCAGAAGCGACATGTCAGACTCCCATGCCCATCATGGACGCGCTACTGACTGCTGGTGCTGTGCCGAACGCAGCCCCACCCGCAAAAGCTTCGATTTCTACGCCGATGGTTGACCACGCGGTGGTGCCGAACGCTGTTGCTCCCGTGGGGTTAGTAGTGAAGTGGTAACGAATGAACGTAGATGCTGCACCGGCGGGTCTACCCGTAAGAACCGTTGAGTTCGCTGGCGCAGTGCCGACGCCACTTGATGTCGCTGCGTTGTTGAACTGCCAAGCCATAACGAGATTGTTCGTGCCGCATGCCGCAAAGGGCAGTGAACCTGATGTTCCTGTCACAGCTTGAACAAGCGGGTTGGGCTTCAACGCCGCGCCCGTTACTTCGTCAATCGTGAATGCAATGTCTTGTGTACCGGCAGCCGCCGCAACGCTCCAATAGAACGCGCCAGTTGTATTGACGTTGGTTCCCCACGCACCGTAGATCCACAGCTTGACAGTGCCCAAAGTGTTCGATGTCAGGAGTGTGATGTTCACGAGCCCCAGCGTGTTAGCGAAGCTGTTCGGTGTAATGTTGGAACCAGCGTCGGCAATGAAGCTGATCAGGTAATACTTGCCTGGGTTGGTGTTGAACACACCGGCTGAGTTCCCCCAAATACCAGTGGAACCAGTGGTGTAGACACCATAGGCTGATGCGCTGGTGTTGACCGTAATGCTGATCGCCATGCCAGCCTCTTACAGGTTCTTGACGTAGACGATGTTGCAGTAGATCGAAGCGACGGAAGTACCGCACGTCAACGTCCATGCCGCATTGGCTGTCGTGGCCTTCTTGGGTGGATTGAAGTTTGTAGTCAGACCACCACCAGCAGGAATGTTGTACCAATAGCTGACCGTGCCGTCGCTGAGAGTCACAGTCGTGGCCGTGCCACTGCCATTCGTGATCGTAAGGTGAGTCAAGTCTGCGTACACGGATGCGCCTGGAGCTGTGACGACTGTGGTTGTTGTGGTTGAACTGGTGATCGTCGTTGACTGCGTGCCCACCATGTCGCGAACATGGCCCGCGATAGTCACCACACGGCCTACCTTGTCAAGCATCACGTTCTGCTGCGCGCCGTTACCGACGGCAGAAGGGTTGGCCGTATAGCCAAGGCCAGCAGCCTTGACGATACCAATGGTGTTCGAGCCAGCGGGAAGTGGCTGATCCAGACCCACTAGGCCAGTGGCACCAGTCGCAACGCCGTTCACGCTGGCAGTGCCACTCGTGTAGACCGAGCATCGAACTCGGAAGTACATGAAGGCCGCAACGTCGGCCACCCATGTGCCGTTTGCGGTAGTTGAAGTTACCAACGCACCAGTGTTTGGAACCGCGCATTGAATACTCACGTAGTTTGTTCCGTCTGCCGACGCTTCAAAGACCTGCGTGCCTGCCCATGTGCCAGTCAGCACGAACGCAACGGTGCTGAGGCTGATTCCGCCATTCGACAGAACAACCGATGCATTCGCTGCGCCGTTGGTGCCGCTCATGGATCCCAAAGGGATTGCCGAGTTGCTGATGATGTTTACATCGATCGAGCCGTCGCTTTCGACGGCCATGAAGTTCACACCCGTGGAATCCGCTACTGCGGTAACAGGCGTCTTGGCAGCAGCAGCGCCAGCAGTGTTGTCGATTGTCTGGATGACATCGCCACCAGACATCGAGTTAAGTGTTGTGTTGTTAGACATCGCTCACCTCAGGAGCTGAGATCAACTCCGAAGCCACGGCCCTTGTATCGGCAGAAGGTCAGAAGTTCATCTTGTGTAAAGGCATCGAGTGCCTGGGCATCAACTTGAAGCTGTGCCCACTGTGTGCTGTTCAGAACTGGCAGCGCAGTGTTCGAGGCGATACAAGCCTCGAACTGGTCGAGGATCGCGCTCATTAGCTGAGAGTAGAGGTCATCGTGCCAGCGGCGAAGCTGACTGTTACGCCTGCGGGGACTGACTGGTTGTATGGTGCATACCAGAGCAGGTTGCCGCCAGTTGCCGCGTCGTAGACCAGCGCGTAGGTGATTGAGCCCCAGCCTGTACCTGTTGGCGTAGGGAAGGTCACGGTTGCTGTGTTAGTGATTGAACCAGCAGAAGCGGAACCGAAGCTAGTAGCGGGCACCGTGACACGTGCGTATGCGTTGCCCGTTGGTTCCGTGACGTTCGTTCCTGCTGCGGTTGGTGTCGTGGTGCTGAGGCCCACGTAAAGGTTGGTAGGCGCGGTGTATGTCGCCTTGCCGTGCATCGCGTTCAGAAGCGCGTTATCTGTGAAAGTCGTGTTGGACATTTAGATGCCTCTTGTTATTAGCGCGTAACTGCGCGGTTTACTGAAAATGTGCCGCTTGCAGCGGTGTAGACCTGACCACCAGGTGATGTGACCTTGAGGTCATAGACCAGATCGATACTGGCGTCGTCGGCAGCAGGGAAGTGCTCGTTGGCTGTGTCAGCAGGAACGAGCTGCCATGTGACCGTGCCGCTCGCAATCGATAGCTTCGCGTTGGTCGTTGAAGCATCGACCAATGCCGTTGATGCGCCGAACGTCTGGCGCACTTGCGCGCGAGCGCTGTAGCCGGTCAAATCGAACGTGGAACCGTCCGCATTGGTAAGCGGAAAGTTCACCGTGAGGTTCGATCCCTGATCGACTGAAATGTTTAGAGTTGCGGCCATACGTGCCTCCGTGTTGTTCTATTTAAGAAGCCCAGGTGATTGCCTGGACTGAGGCGGCATCCAAGGCAGCTTCGATCTGCTTGCGTAGCTCCACGCCTCGATCAAACTGCGATTGCACGAATGCCAGCAGTGCCAGTCCCACGCCGGCCATGTCTTGCGCACTCAAGACCGTTGTTGTGTTGTCCGCGAGCGTCCATGTGATAGAAACGGGCGCACCTGCTGTGGCTGCGAGCTGCGCGCCCGCTACAGCGCCTTGAATCTGTTGCTGCGATGTTGGGTCGCTCTGGAACTTCATTCCGTTCCAGGTGAAGCCCGCTTTCAGCGCATCTTCACGAGCGGCCTTAATGAGTGCCCACTGATCGAGCTTGATGCGATCAAGGTCACGCAAGTCCGCCCATGTGCAACTGGTGTTCGACCACTCGCATGGATAGCTGGGACGATTGGCCTTTGCGGCAGCTTGTTCGTCCGTGTAGGCCACAAGCTGGCCGTCCTGCACGTAGTGGCTGCTGTCGCGACCCTCGGCCTCGATCACGTTGCCCGTTGGGTCTTGCAGTTCCAGGTCTGAGTCCTGGCAATGACCGCTGCGTAGGATTTCTCCCGACGCAGGATCGAATACGACGTAGTTCTTCATTTCTTAACCTCCATCACAGACAAGCCGCGGTTGGAAGCCGAGAACGTGTTGTGACTGCCTGAACCGGCAATGCGCATCGTGTATGTATGACCGCCAGCAGGAGGCGTGTCGAACAGCGGAGGCAACGTGAGAATCGCGCCGCTGTTGTATGGGGCTGTGCAAAGCAGGCCGCCGACTGTGTAGAGCAGCGAGCCATCGCGATAGATGGAGGCCGACCACGTGCAGTCGTCGTAGTACGGGCCTGCGCCCGATACCAAATAGCTGCCGAAGCCCACTGACACGCTTGCGCCGCCGAAGATCTGCACAGTTGCGCCGCTTGTGGTCAGCGTGACGGTCTGTGCATCGATGGAGCTGGATACGGTGATCGAGCCGGACGAGAATGCAGAAGCGGGAACCGTGACTGCGTTGTTGCCGATGTTCAGCGTCTGCACTGTCAGGTTGGCAATCTGCGCACTGGTCGTGATGACCGCGCTGCTGGTCGTCAACTGCGTGGCTGTGATAGTGCCTGCTGCGATGTTGCCGGCTGTGATCGTGCTAGCGGCAATGTTGCCGCCTGTGATCGTTGAACCCGCAATGTTGCCGCCTGTGATGGTCGAGCCTGCAATCTGCGTGCTGGTGATCGTGCCGGTTGCAATCTGACCAGCAGTGATCGTGTTCGCAACCAAGTTGTTCGCAGCAATGGTGTTCGCTGCGATGTTGGAACCCGTGATCGTGCTGGCCGCAATGTCACCGCCTGTGATCGTGTTGGCCGCAATCTCGTTCGTTGTGATCGTGCTTGCAGCGATGTTGGAAGCGGTGATCGTGTTGGCCGCGATGTTGCCGCCTGTGATCGTGTTCGCTGCGACCTGGGAGCCCGTGATAGTGCCGCTGACAATCAAGTTGCCGGGCATCAGCTCTTCGATGCGGATGTCCTGCGCTTCCATGTAGCCCGCAGTACCGGTGTAGTTCACGAGAACCATCGGCGATGCATAGGGCGTCGTGGCAACCCAATCGGTCGTGTAGCGTGTCCAGCTACTGCCAGGGGTCACACCTTCAACGCTGCCCGTGACCTGGTTGTATGCGCCTGTGGCCGCAGTGCCTGTGTTCCAGCGCAGATACATGGTGCCGTTTGAACCAACGGAACGTGCACGGCAGGACAGGCGATAGGTGTTGCCGACGACAACAGGAACCTTGACCGTGCCGTATGCACTCGCTGCGCCACCCGTTGGACTGCGAAGCGTTGTGCCGCCCGATGCACCGTCTGTGACAGTGCCTTGTGTTGGGAAGACACCCCAGTTGCAGAGCGTCCAAGCGCTGGTGTCTTGGAAGTTCGCATCTGACCAAACACTGACTGATGGCGTGCTGCTGACAACCAGCTTGCCGGTCGTGACCGCACCTGCTGCGAGGTTCAGTGCCGTGACTGCATTCGCTGCAAGAATCGAAGTCGTGACGCTAGACGCAGCAAGGTTGCCTGTGCTGATCGTGCCTGCTGCGATGTTTGAACCGAGGATCGTGTTCGCAGCAATGACAGCCGATGTGATCGCGTTCGCTGCGATGTTGCCAGTCTGAATGGTGTTCGTGCCGATCTGCGTTGTTGTGATCGTGCCCGTCAGCTTTGACATCGACAGTGCGGCGATCTGCGAGTCAACGAGCGTGCCCGTTACCTTCGATGCGCTGATCGCGGCAAGCTGCGTGTCTGCAATCGAACCCGTGATGGCAGATGCGGCAACGCTAGCAATCTGTCCGCTGTTAATGGTGCCGACCAATCCCGATGCGGGAACCTTGGTAACGACCGTAGACCATGCACCTGAGTGCCATACGTACAGTTGGCCGTCCGTTGTGTCGTAAACGATCGTGCCTTCAGAGCTTGTGCCGGGCAGGGTAGAGACGCCTGGAATGCCCGTGCCGCTTGGTGTCGCGCTGTATTCCGCGCTGATGTTCAAGCCTGAGCCCGTGTCGCTATTGCCGAACGTGTCGTAGTGCGCAACCTTCACGTAGTGCACGACACCGGCTGAGACCTGGTTCAAAGACACCAGCGTGTCGGTCGTGTGCGCTGCGAGGTTAGAAGTCGCAAGCGTTGCGCCGCTTGTCGTGTACAGCCAGACGTTCGTGCCCGCATAGTCAGCATCAGTGGGCTTGTCCCACTTCACGAACACAGTGCCGACGCCGCTGCTAACGACTACGTTAGTGGGAAGTGCCGGAGCAGCATTCGAGAACGTGCGGCTTGTGGTCGTCGTGGTGTTGTTCAGGCCATCACGCGCAGCAACGCTGATAACGACGCTGCGGTTCGGGCTGTACCCGCTGTCAACTTGATTCTTCTGGTAGCTGTACGTGTAGGTGGCATTTGCACCTGCGCTGACCGCTGCAACCACTTCGCTGCGAAGCAGAGTGCCGCCAGTTGTCGAGACGTTGACAACGAAGTCCTTGAGCGCGGGAGTCATGCCCGCATTGCTCGTGGGATTCGTCCACTGGATGTTCAGGTCTGGCGCGTTGAACGATGCGCCGCCACCCACTACTTGCAAGTTGGTGACAGGTGCAAGTGCTGACGTGCCTGACGCACCTGATAGGCTGACCGTTGCAGTCGTGAATACGGCTGCGCTTTGCACGCCGTACTGGCTGACACTTGCGACCTGAATCTCGTAGGAATCAGGTGTGACGTTCTTGATCGTGAATCGTGCCGCATCCAGGTTCGTGAATGAATTCCACTCCTGGCCTGCGTGACGCCAAGACAGCAAGGAAGTTGAAGCCGTGTCTGGCTTGTTCCATGTGACTTGAATGTTGCGCGTGACCTTGCCGTCTGTGTCCGTGCTGGTCGTGATCGCAGTTGCGAGGCCAGTAGGCAGATCAGGCACGGTCTGATTGCCCGTGATGTCGCTGAACACAGGGGCGGGAACGCTGATGCCTGTTTCGACGCGGCTGTATTTGGTGCTGTCGTACTGGACTGCTGAGATGCTGAACCAGCCGTCCGTGTCTTCCGCTACGTCGGTGACACGGAAGTACTGAGCCGAAATGTTGCCGCTGATGATCGCGGTTGAACCCGGGCCAGTGATGACGCCTTGAGAGAATGCAGATGCGATAGTCAGCGTGCTTGTTGAACCAGGCGCTGTCGTGATGACGCGCTGCTCAATGGTGCTGCCGTCAGCCAACAGCACGTCAATCGTGCAAGTGCCGCTCTGTACCGTGACAGGGCGATCAAGCACGACGGTAGTGCCAGTTACCGCAGTGACCATGGCCTCCATCTGTGTGGAAGCGAAGCGGCTATCGGCGACCTTGATGACCGCGCCGGGCAGCACATTGATTGCGCTGAGCGGTGCCTTGTAGGTGATCATGCGGACGTTGCGAAGCTGCGTGTCCACGTACCAACGTGCAACGCGCAACGCTTGACCGTGTGACGTGCAACCCCAAGCCGTGGCGTCGTCAACAATCCATGGGATGTTGTTCGCTGGGTCGGCTTCGGTGTAGACCGCCTGTTCCTGCTGGAATGCGTTGTCTGGGTTGTTCCAAGAGACGCGAGCGACGGACTTGCGAGTGCTGGCCGCTGTGTCCGTGTAGGTGGGGCCATCGCTGCTCATGGTTGCGCGTGACACCAATGCACTGGCTGTCGTCGGCATGTCCACGATCAACGTGATGTAGCCGTTTGCGACCAACAGCGCGCCGTTGAACGTGCCTGCGAAGTTCTGAAGCAGCTTCCAAGAGTCTTCGGCTGTCGTAATCTGTGCGTTGAAACGGAAGCGGGGCTCTGTCGTGCCGCTGCCCGTTCCGTCGTCCACCAACGTGTCGCACCAGACACTGGCGTTGTAGAACGAGGGCAGGTCAATCTCGTAGTTGCCCACGAACTCACCCAGGCCGTAGCGGTGATTCGTCAGCAGGTCATAGAGACACCAAACGGGGTTGTCAGTCCAATAGGTCGTGCCTGTCTTGGACTCGTTCCACATGTTGTTCGTCTTGTCGAACGTCCATGTTTTGGTCGCTGACAGCGTGCCGTCCCAGATGCCCGAGTAAACGCGGGTCGTTGGGTTGTAGTTGCTGGGCACCGCAACCTTGATGCCCTTGAAGTCGAACGTCGTAGCGTTGACATTGCCTGCTGTCTTCGCGTCGTAGGTCAATGCGACCAATGCGCAGTTGTCATAGCCAAGCTGGACTTCCTGAATCTCGTTGATCGAGTAAAAGACAGTCTTGTCTGCGACCGTGTTGGGTGTCGTCGTGTCCACCGTGTCGCGGGTCATCTTGATGTCCCACGTACCTGTACCGGCTGGACGTGTGAGGCGGTATTGCGCTTCGTAGCCCGTCTCAGCTACGCCGTTGATGGTCTCGCTCAGTGCAAGAACCCAGGTGCCTGACGAAGTTAGCTTCGTGTAGAAGCTGAAGGACACGGCCTCGGCAACTGAGTTGCCGCTGTCGTCCACCTTCTGCAAGCCGTTTGGCAGTTGGACAGTGACCGCGCAAGCATCGATGTTTGCTGCGGTTGTCGTATGTGTGATTGGGCTCGCGTACTTAACTTCGGTGTTAACCGCGATGACGTTTTCTACCGCGTTAAAGCCGGGGAGGTACGCCTGACCCTGCGTGCCTGTGCGCTGAACGACTGTGACGTTGGCGTAGTTCTGCGTACCACTGGCGTTTGTCAGCGCAGTGCCATCAAAGAAGATGGACTGGCCGGGACTCGTGGGGTTAACTAGGCCCTCGCATTCGCCCTCGGAGATTACGTGGATAAGCCGCGCTGTCTCTAGGTCTTGGAGGGTGGCTGTTGTTGTCATTCGGGCTCCTTGGAGCCAAGTGACTCCGGTAGCCCGTATTTATTTGGCCCCTTTAGGGCTGCACGCCAGTAGTGGTCGGATTGCCAGATGAATCAGCAGGTGGAACTACTTCGATGCTCGTGCCGTAGCTGACAACTACTGAGCCCGCGCGTTGCACGCGGCCATACACAAGGGGCACGGGAACGCCTTGCGCGTTCGTGTTCGTACCGCCATTGAAGTTGTAATTGGTCTTTGAGTCGCTGCTGTTACTCGACACCTTGGGCTTCTTGGTCAGCATGCCCGCGATACCGCCGATGGTCATTGCTGCACCCATACCGATCAGGTACGGGTTGTAGGTGAAGATACCAACGACAATCAGCACAATGCCCAGGATGACGCGCGCAAGTGCGCTCTTGCCCGAGACAGCGGGGTAGTAGTGCACTTCCGTGACGTCGGGGGCCAGCTTCTGGTGCACCTCGTAGTCTTCAAGGCTGTTGCTCTTGTCCTTGAGCGGAGTGCCGGCGATGACAGTCCATTCACCGTTCTTGATAGTCTGACGGAACTTGTCGCCCAACTGCGTTGCAATGCCTTGCGTGAGCAGGTAAACCGTTGAGGCGTTAAACTTATGGGTCTTGCCGAACTTCTTGGCAAGAGTGCCGTGGAAAATCGCAGTAATCATTTGATGTCTCGATGCCTCACAATCTTGTGGATGTACTTTCGCCAGCGAGCTACGCTTTCGTAGCAGGACAGGCCGCCGAGCATGTGATGCAGCATTTGGTCGCCGCCTAGGTACATGCCCATGTGATTCGTGTATTCGGTGCCGCGACGGAACAGAATCAAGTCTCCGTTGCGTGCTTCGTTGAGTGGCACTTCCTCAAAGCCCCATTGCTGCCACAAGTTGTCGATGTGCCGTTCACCGTTCTGCGCCCAGTTCCAATCGCGTGGGCACTCGGGCAACTGGATGCCGTATGTCTGGAACAGGTAGTCCGCAGTTAGGCTCAAACAGTCCTGCACGTTGAACACGAACTCGCGTTCCAGCAGTGGAGGGCGGTTGTGCGGGTCGCCCCACATCACGGGCTCGCTGACGCTGATGCCGTCACAACAGACGATCATCCAGGGCTTGTCCATTGCCAACTGGCCTTCCATGTCCGCTTTGCTGGGCGTGCGGGGGTCAACCTCAAAGCCCTGGTGACGCGGCCAAATGCAAGCCTTGACCGTATGGCTGTGCACCAAGTAGTCGCAGGCTTCCAGGTACTGAGTTACGTCGCCGGGGCGCAATTCAAAGGCATCTAGGGGCTCCCACGACGTGTTGCAGCAGGGGACAAACGTGCCGTCCACAACGAAGCCCACGGCCTCAAATGGATAGCAGGCGAGTACGTGCTGCACAAAGTCGTGGTAGTTCTTCACGAGTTCATGCCCAGGCCGGGGAACTGAGCCTTCAACATCACGCGACGTGGAAGCTGCACGCCTGGACGATCGATAGTCCAGCAGAGTTCCCATTGAATCGTCTTGTCGTTGATCGACTTCAGTTGGTCTACATACCAGGTCTCTTGCGCGATAACCTTCGTGGGATCAGCGAAGGCATTGCCGGCCTTGAAGTTAACTGCGTCCATGTACTTGCCCAGCAGGCGAGTGCGAATCAGCTTCGCGCCCACGAACGCACCGTTAGCAATGAGACTCGCTTGGAAGATGCGCTGCGTGTTGTCAACCGTGAAGGTTGGACGTGGGGCAGAGCCGTTGAGTGTCTTTGCCCATCCGTCGCCCTGGCATGGAAGCGGCGCGTATGTGGTGGCATTCCACACGACTGGATTGCCAAATTCGTTGACTCCGTTCGTGAAGTGGAAGATGTAGCCGCCCGCCAAGTTGGATGCGTCGAGCGTGAACAGCTCCACGAGGCCGCCAGAAGTGCTGGGGCTGAACAGGTCTGCGCGTACTGTCATACCCACTCCTGACGAACTGGAATGGTCAGTGCGATACGACCGCCGCCCGCGTCTTGAATCTGGAGCTTGTCTGTCACTGAGTACTTGTATGTGGTTGGGTCACCACTGATCGGCTGATAGTCGAAAGTGCCCCAACTGCCAATGCCATCAAGAAACGTCTTGACCGTCTGGAAGTCAGCCTGACTGAGCATCGTGTAGACGATGCTGCCGTACCAGCGCTGTGCGTTAAGTCCGTCCTGAATGCGATAGCTGACGCCATCGCCCAGGTCGTAGTCCTTCTTGCGGTACTCGTACTGGAGCGTGGTGCTCTGTGAGCTTAGGTTTTGAAGTGGAAGTGCTGCCATTCGATAGTTGCCTCCGTTCTCTAGTTATCGCGTTGGGTTCATCACGCCACCTGAGCGCATTGCGTTTTGCGTTAGCGTTGCCCAGCGCGCGTCGATCATGTTCACGACGGTGCGGGCAAGCTGCTGATGCGTGGCGGGGTTGGAAGCATCGCCCTGCACGTTGATCGTGATAGGGGCGTTCATGCTGTAGCTGTTGGATGCGGCACTGCCTGAAGCGGCAACACCCAGCTTGCCGTCGCGGCCACGTGTCAGCGGCATGATTGCTTCGGGACCAGCTTCGCCCATCAGGCCAGTACGACCGCCTGACATTCCAAAGTAGGTAGGTGATGCGACGACACCGCCGTCTGCGAACACTTGTGTGCCGCCTTGGAATGCGCCGCCGTTGGCGTAGCCCATTGAGCTTGCGATTTCTTCCAGCGAGATAACAACGAGTTCCTTCGCTGCCCACTTCGCCAGGTCGTCAATGATGCCGTCCACAAGGCCGCTGAAGGACAGCTTGCCGGTCTTCGCGAAGTTCGCAAGCGCAGTGCCCATGCCGTCAGCAGCAGTGGACATGAGGCTTTCACTGAGCTTGGATGCGTCCGCTACATCGGCCTTGTATTGATTGAGTGCGCGCTTCCAGCCAGCAGTAAATGTCTTCTGGTCGGCGGCCCACTTGTCGTTGTCGTCCTTCTTGTCCTGATCGAGTTGCAGCAGTTCCTTTTGCGCAGCCAAGTTGTCTTGCAGCTTCTGAATCTCTGCATCGGACGCGCCGGCTGTCTTCGCGATTTGCAGCGCGAGTTCGGCCTGTGCAACCTTGTGCTTATCGACTGAGACTGTTGCATCGTCGGTCGTCGCGCCGTACTTCAGCATCGCTTCGCGGCTGATTTGCTGTTCGACGATTGACTCGCGATACGCGGTGATCTGTTGTGCCTGCGCAAGGTGTTGCTTGACGGCGGCGTCGTATTCCGCGTTCTCGGCCTTGGTCTTCTTGTTCAGGGCCTCTTGTGAGTCCTGAGCAGCCGCACGCCACAGCAACTCTGCCTTGACTTGATCGGTCAGCGCATTCTTGTACTTGCCCGAGTCAATCTCGGCTTGCATCATCGCGACGTGCGTCTTTGCGGTTGCGCCGTTCAACTGGTCGTATTCATCGACCAGCTTCGCAAGGTCAGCAGCCTGGGATTGGAACGATGCGCCAACTGTGTCAGTGCCCTTGACTGGCGTGGGCGTGTAGCGCTTCTTGATTTCCGCGATGCCGGCTGCGAAGTCGGCTTCACTCATTGGTGCGCCTGCTTGTGCTTGTGCCTTAGCGGCGTCCTTGAACTTCTGGAGTTCTAGATTCAAGACACTGCCAGCCTTCGCGGCCTTCAACACTTCATCGGTGTAGTTCTTCGCTGCGATACCAGCCTTTGTGTACTGGTCGGCGATTGCCTGATCCTTGGCATGCTCCTGCGCACGGAACTGCTCTTGTTCGAGCTGTTGCAACATGCCTTGCAGCGCCTGGATGGTGTCAGCGGCAGCAGCAGGATTGCCAGTGTTGGCGTTCCTTACTTGCTGAATCTCAAGGTTGATCGCCTTGATCTTGGATTCGATGTTCTCGTTGGGATTGAACATGCCGTGCAGAGCATCGGTCGTCTCGTGCACTACGTTCTTGAACTTCTCCCAGACGGTTGTGTGTGCCTCAAGTACAGGCGTGCCGCGTGACTCGATGGCCTGAGCAAGTGCATTGAGGGTTTCGGTCGCAGCTTCTTCCGCGTGGCCTGTTTCTTCCAGGCTCTTGATGTGGTCGAACTCACTCAGAGTAAGGAAGTGCAGGGACTCGTTCTGCTTGGCCGCCCACTTGGCAACCCCGTTCTCCATGCCCTGGAAGTTCTTGATCGCCTCTTCGGCGGTCTGACCTGTGAGCCTGCGGTAGTCGCCCAACGCGCGTGATGCCGCGACAAGCTGGTCAGCATTGAACAAGCCGGAGCCTGCCACCGCTTGCAAGTCCTTGCTTGCATTGCCCGTGGACTGGCCCGTGAGTGCGCTTTGCGCCTTAGCCAACTGCTCAATCTGGCCCGCGCTGACTGCCGCGTAGTTGCCTGTGAGTTGCAGTGCCTTCGCGAACTTGTTTGCCTCGACTGCGTTTTGCACAGCAGCGAATCCGAATGCACCGATGACGCCCACAACAGCAAGGATCGCCAGACCCGCGCCACTCATGGCGAACTTCACGAGGTCAAGCTGTTCAGCAAGCACCATCAGCGAGCCGCCGAAGCGATTCACGTTGCCCTGGCTCAGTTCGTGCGCCAGCACCACCACTTCGCGGCTGACGCCTGCATGGCCCTTAGCTGCTCGATCAGCGGAGTCCGCTACATCCTTGAGCGCGGCGCTCTGCTTCTTACTCGCTGCTGTGACCTGATCGGCCTCGTTTGCGGCCTTTGCATACTGGTCGCTGACCTTCTGAAGCGAGGTGATTGCGTGCTCGACCTGACTTGCGTCTAGGACTAGCTTGATGTCATTTGAATCAGCCATTGTTTTTGTTCTCGGCTTGTGCATTCAAGAGCGCCAAGTCCATGGCCTCGATTGCCTCTACTTCCCAAGGCAATAGGGGATGGCTCTTGACGCGCATGTACGCGTCTATCTGTTCGTAGCGCAGGGGCATTGAGTTGCCCCACTGGCCGCGATCACGTCGCATGTCCAACTTCCAGAACGCGTTCCACAACTCCATGACAAACAGGGGCAGTGGTGGCTCATGCAAGCGGGGGTCTTCGTATCCGTATGCTTCGCGCGTTGCAGTCAATGCCTGTCGAAGCGTTTCGCCCTTATCATTGAAGGGCGTGTCCAGTTCCACTCGCTTTTCAACTCGCAGAACCAGTAGGTTCACCAGCTCAGCGAAAAAAGTTGCCGCGGTCGGCAGCAGCGCCTGCCAGTTGATCCACCAGCCAACGGAACTTGGGCTCTGCAAAGATCGCGTCCACGAGTTCCTTGCTGAATGGGCCACCGAAGAACTCATCGAACTTGGACTCCCAACCCGCGACAGCAGCTTTTGCGCGAACGATCAACGCTTGTTCCAGCAATTCGGCCTCAGCGGGCAGATCAGCCTTAGCGGTTGCGCGCAGGGCAGTCAGGAAGTCGCGCTGTGCTGCGACAACAACGGGGCTAGTGGGGTCGGTCAGTTGAATCTTGACGCCAAGAGGCGCACCCGTGGCAGGGTGGGCGATCTCGTATTCAAAGTCTTTGGGTTGCAGGTCTGCGAGCTTCATGTATGCGTCCTATGAAAAAGGGGCGGTACTTTCGACCGCCCCTTATTTACTAAGTGAGATTCACTTAGGACGTTGTCACGACCAGTGCAGACGCATCAGCGGAGCTGTATGAAGCAACGAAGTTCAGTGTCACGGGGATCGCTGCGTTTGTACCAAGTGAAGTAGGAGCAGCCGTGTAATACACATTGCCGAGGTGGAACGTGTATGTGTTTGTGCCGTCAGTCAGTTGGAATTCCAGCGTGTCAGTTGTGCCGTTGCGGAACTTCAGGAGCATGCTGTCATCAGTGAACAGCACAGTCACGGAACCCGAGACCTTGATGTTCGTTGATGCGTAGTCGAGAGGTGCAGCAGAGCCGAAGCCATACTGAGCGGCCAGACCGCGATCAGTTGTCAGCGTCACAGACTGAACATAGGCATTGGTTGCGCCACCGATCTTGAAGTAACCCGCCTGGGTCTTCATTGCGCTAGTTGTTGACGTGTCAGTCACAGCAGAAGTGCTGATCGTTGCTGTTCCTTGCAGGAAGGAACGAGCCACGCAACTAAACTTCATGGTAGGCGTGCCAGTGATACCGGCTTGCACTTCCATCTTGTCCACTTGCACGCCCTTAAAGACGTGGAACTGGTTGATGCTGTTGTAGCCGCGTTCAACAGTCATAGTCTTGACTGTTGTGCCGACCTTGCAGACCTTTGATGCGAATGAGCTTTGCAAAGCTGATTCGATGAAGTGGTCTGGCTGCGTCCACACGATAGGCATGGTCAGGTCGCCGGTCAGCGACTGGTTCATGTACAGCGTGTAGCGGGACTGACCGTCCGCATGTACGCGGTCGTCTTCTGCCGTTGCTTGCGCGTAGGTGAGTGTGTTGTCCGTGGTGCCCAGATAGGCGAAAACGGGGGTTGCTGGCGTCGTACCGGGGGTTGTCTCAACGATGAATGCTGAGTAGGCCGAGCCACGTTGTGCGATTGTCATAACTTGCTCCTTGAGCTTTTGTTGTTAATTTCTGGCCGGTTAGATCCAGCTTTCCCATTCAACGATTACTGATACCCGGTAGTAGCCGGGTGTCGTGTTCTGGACAGTGATGGGATAACTGTTCAATACACGAACTGTGGTTGCGCCTTTAACCAAGTCTGAACTCGGGGGGAAGGCAGCAACGATTGAGTCAACGAGGCTGTATGCTCCGTAGTAGTCTGTGCTTGTCTTCAAGAAGACATCCACTTGATACTTGCCGTTCTGGCGTTGCAACTTGCCGTCGAATGTAGGTAGATCGGTCTGTGCAGGCAGCAAAGTGCCACGGCAGTACGCGACACCGGGTTTGTTGGGGCCGCCTTCGATTGAGAACTCAGGCAGACCATCAACGGTCAGGAACTGCGTATCAAGCGCTTGGTGGATAGGTAGATAGCTCACTTGCTGGCCCTCTGTAGTGCGACACGCACGATTGCGGGCAGTTCAGCCTCGGTGGTCTTTAGCATGCCCACAGGGCGAATCTTTGGCGTGCCGTCTTCCACATAGTCAAAGTAGGGCATCGCATTACTAACCACGATGCTGTTGTCCACAACCTCGACTGTGTTGGCATTACGCAGTGCGCCCGTATCCACGGGAGTACGCATGTCAAGTCGCGCCTTGAACTCTTTGGCAATCTCCCCAGGCAGTCGTTGCATAGTCGCTTGCAAGCGAGCGATGTCGTCTTGTGTGCTCATGCGATCACCTTCACGCGGTAGTACAGAGGCTTGCCAGTTGGGTTCTGAATCTCAACGCCCTGGATGTAGTAGCTCACACTGTTGATAGTCAGGTGGTCGCCGATCTGTGGGGCTGTCTTGATGCTGCCGGGCAGAATCACAGTACGAACGTCAGTTGCCATTGCGCCCGTATCGTCTTGTTTGATCTTCTCAAAGACGCCGTAAGTACTGAGCTTTGAACCAGTTTGGTAGCTGGTCAGAGACACTTTGGTGCCCATCTGCTGCAAGAGCGATAGGGCACTGGCTTGAAGTGCGGCGTAGTCCATTACAAGCCGATCCTCACGCCTTGCGTCTTGTTGTTGCGAATCACAGGCGCGAGGATTAGGTCGATCTTGCGGAAGCCTGGGAACTGTTCACCTTCGTTGGAACGGCTGTAGGCAGTGCTGGTTGAAAGTTCACCCAGCTTTGTTGTCTCGCTCTTGACGTTCTGTGTTGTGCTGCGGATTGGGAAAATGTCTACGCCTTGAATCTGCATCAGCGCGATTTCAAGTTGAGCTTGGACGACATTAGGCGCAATCATGTATGGGAAGATCAGGCGACCAGTGTTCGTCTTGTAGTACATGCGAGGATGCAGCAGACCTTGTGGACTCAATGGGCTGACGTTGCCCAAGTAGTTGGGGCCGTACAGCAGTTCCATTGACTGGCAGGCTTGCAGCAAAGCGGCAGTCTGCGTTGCTTCATCTGCGGCAGTGAAATCGGTGTTTCCGTTATTGGTGTGGTACGTGATCGCGTCAGCGAGCGAAACATAGCTGTTCGCGTTCGGTACTTGCGAGCCGTCCTCAACGACAATAGTTGTCATGGGTTGCCTCCAGGCGTGTCAGGCTATTTATGACGTAGAAAGGGCTCCCAGTTGGGAGCCCTTCATTTGGGAAGCCCTAAGGCTTAGCCCAGCAGGTTTGCCACGAAAGCAGACTTGATGACCTTCACGCCCCATGCCGCACCGATTTCGATGTGGATCTGGCGGTACATCTTGTACATGGCGATCTGGTATGTGATGCCTGAAACGGGATCGAGAATCTCGGTCACGTCAGTAGCAGCGTCACCACCGGCTGGCATTGCTGGAACACGGGTAGCCAGAACGATCGCGTTCTTGTGGAACAGGATGTTGTCAGCGGAAGTGTTCAGCGCAGAAGACGTGTGGATGTTCATGCCTTGCAGTTCGCCGATGATGCCCTTGCGGAGCAGATCAGCAGTACCGCTTTCGTTGACCTTGAACAGCACGGATTGCTTGCCGCGGAAGTTCTTCATCGTGGCTGAGTTAACAACCAGGTGACGGTCAGTGTCAGGAGCACCAGCGTCGTCCAGCAGCTTCTGCAGGGCAGCGCCATCGCTCAGGTCGCCAGCAACGCCGAAAGGAGTTGTGCCAGCAGTACCAGTCGTAGCAGCAGCGCCAGCGATAGCAGCAGCAGCGATGTCAGCTTCCATCGCGTTACGCAGGCCACGGAAGGCTTGTGCAACTTGATCGCGGAAGATGTTTGCCAGCTGGGCCTTGACGCTGAGCTGTTCTTCACCAGTCCACTGGACAGGAACTGCCTGGGACTTTGTGATCAGCAGGTCAACGTATGTCAGAGCCTGACCGCCAGTGTTAGGGGCGGTAACACCGGGAGCGATGTCAGTAGGCGTGACAGCAGGAGTCACGAACGAGCGGATAGGCTGGCCCAGTGTGACTTGGTCTGCGTTGGCGTCCTGTTGGACGGAAGTGAGGAAGCCGACCTTTTCGTTAGCAACGGTGTCGAGGGCTTCATAGAAGATGGGCAGCAGCCCGGTAAGTGTATTGGCCATTTAGATGGCTCTCCTTATTGAATGATCTATCAGTCTGTGATCTTGATGCCCTTCTTGACGGCTGTTGCTTTAGCAAGGCCATCGAGCTTGTCAAAATCACTGCGCTTCATTTCGTTAGCGTCGCGTGCAGCGCCATCAGCCGGAGCCTTTGGGTCAGTTGCCGCTACCTTGCGCTCAAACATGAAGGCGTGATCGCGCTTCAGCTTGGCAACGGCAGCAGTAACGCTGGTTCCGTCAACACCGCTTTCCAAGTCCCACTCGATCAGTTCTTGATCTACGAGCTTAGTAGCAGCGGCAACAGCATCTGGAAGCACCCCGTTCTTTGCCAGTTGTGCCGCTAGTGCACTCTTGACATCGGAACTCTTGATGCGCGCCAGGTACTTCGTCTTCTCTGCTTGTTCAGACTCGTACAGTGACTTGTAGTCTTCTTCCTGAGCGGTCTTTGTCTTCGCCTTGGCTTCGTCGCGTTCAGCGAACGCCTTCTTGGCGAGGTTGCGGTTCTTGGCAGCTTCTGCCTCCAAGGATGCAATACGGGACTTCAGGTCTTCAACGCTAACTTCTTGCTGGTCTCCACCGGCAGTTGCTTCGACGTCGTCCTGAATAGGATCAGTCTTATCGGTCATTAATGGCCTCCACCATCTTGTAATTTGTGCGGCTTGCAATCCGCGCAATCTATTTAGTCAAGTGGCGGATCAAGGAGTCAGCTTCGGCTGAGTCGGGTTGCCGCCTTTCTGTGCCATGTTTTGCTGTTCTGGAAGCTGAACGGCTTGCTTGGGTGCCGCATCTGCAATCTGCTTGTTGACAGCCAGAATCTCGGCCAGCTTTGCCTTGGCGTCTTCGTCCGTCATACCGTCAGCACGGAACACATCCAGTGGTGACTTCAAGTTCAGTGCAAACTCGTAAGTCAGCATCTGTGCTTGTTCAAGTGGGTTCACGGGAAGAGTTGGCTCCGCGAACTCGACCTTCAACATGCCAGTCAGCAGTTCGGGATACATCGCCTGTGTGATGTCGTAGAACTTGCGGAATCCGCTTTGCATTGACTGCGCGCGTTGTTCACGCAGTTGCAGGTTGTCCATTTCCTCAACGATCACTTGGAAGCCGCTATTGGCTTTCTGTGAATCTGTGGCTTTGATCGTCACGCCCCAATCGCTAGCGATGTCGCGAACTTGCGAGGCCATAACGTCATACAGCGCCTTGAGGTCGGTGTTTGGGCCGTCGTACTTGACCATTGGTGAGGGGTTCTCGGGAGAGCCCTTGTCCAACAGCACTGTTTCGCCCAGACCGCCGACGTTGCCTTGCGTGACTGTGATTTGGTCATCCCATGTCTGCGCTGCTGGTGTTTGGCCCAGCGGTGCAATGGGGATAACGATCGATGAGTCGCTTTGTTCAGTGATCGGAGTGTCGGTAAAGAGCGTCTTCTGAATCTGATGTGCGATGCCGAACTGCATGTCGCTCAAGTACAAGTTCAGGTTGTCTTGGAAGCTCAGAATGTCTTCGGGCACATTGACCCAAAAGTCAGTGCGATTGCGAGGTGTCTTCACGTCGTAGAACGCATTCGCAGTTACACGACCTTCGGGGTTCGGCTGCGAATTGAGTAGCGTTTCTTCTTCGCCTTCTACTCGCCAGTCTTCGATGACATCGCCATTCATGTAGCGATACGTCCACGCCTCCAACTTACTCCAAGGAGAAGTGAGGTATGCCAGTTCGGTGATACGGCCAACGATGTTGACCCGAACGACGGAGTTGCCACGATGCAAGATGCTGAGCATCAGTGCGTCACCCGCTGACTCGTCGTAC